CGATTTCACCGTAACCTTTTTTCTGCAAGGTTTCACCGTGGAATCTATGCACCGGGAATTTATCCCCGTCCTTACCGAGATGCTTGCTCGTACCGTTGCTGATGAATTCCACCATGTCATCAGACTTCACTAGTCTTTCTTCTTGTGGATCCTGTTCTTCTGAATCAGACTTTCTAACTTTCTTCGACATAATCGTATTTTTTGTTGTTAACATTTTGATCTTACTTAAAAATTTTTCGCCCGCTTATTAAGCAGTAACCGCAGCCTTGATAGTGTTGAAGTTACCGTATACGAAACTTCCTTGGTTGTTGGTGGCAATAAAGTCACGGAAGAAAGTTTCAACAATAACACGGAACCGGTTGTTATCAAAGTCGCTAGTAACGGCAGTAACATTTCCACTAACAGTGGTAACATCAATACCATAACCCAGACGAATAGTCAACGGTTCATCTTCAACTTCAAACAGACCAGCCTCACCGAGGATAAAGTTACCCACTGCAACACGGTTGGACGTTACCACTTGGAAACCCAAGAAAGTAGTTTGGCCGTTTGGTCCTTGGAAAGGAATGTTCAAGTAAAACGCGCCTTGTGAATTCTGCTCCATACCGATTCTCCATTTATCTTGTGGATTCATGATCAACAAGTTAGGTTGGAAATTTAAAGATTCGATCTGTGCAGCTACTGCCGCGATTGCGTGGTAATCAGTCGGTGCAACATACTGTCCATCCAATGCAGATGAAACGTAAGGTGCAGCCGCTGCAAGCAAGTCAACCACAAGCAACGCAGCATAATCACGCATGATCTTAAGGTTGATCAAACGTTGAATGATGTTGTACGCTTCTTGACGGAACTTAGCAAATTCCTCTGTAACAACATACTTTGCAGCTACCTTTTTGTAGCCGGCATAATTACGAACAAGTGAATAGCTGACAAGTGGCTTGGTCGCGCCTTCTGCAACAACTGCAAACGCGCCTTGCTCGCTACCTTCTTCCAACCAAGTTTTAAACTCAGTGATTTCTGCAAGCGTTGTGCGACTTACAATGTTCCAGATGTATTCCGTAGGATACCTTTTTGGAACGAACTGACCCAGTGAAAAAGATTCAATCAGGTCATCAGGCAATGAACTGTCACCTGTAATGGTGTTGCTCAATGTCATGTTTGCCGCTGCCTTAATGTTCAGCTTCAACACGCCTGACTTCGCACGTACAATCTTTTCAATTTCAGGCATCGCTTCATCAAGATACTGCTTGATAGAAACGTTCTGTTCCTTGCTGCCCTTTTCTTTCAACGCAAGAATGGCTTCACCTTGTTTTTTAAGGATAGTCATAATGCCCTTTTCGTCTTCGCCCAACAATTCATTCAACTTCTTAAAGTTCAAGATCATCTCTCCCTTTTCGTTGTAGATGTCTTTGAATGCAGATTTAATTTCTGCCACCACTTGCTCTTTAGAAGTACCTTCTGGAAGTTCTTCTATTTGTTGGTTAAGCAAGTCAATCAACTTCAAGTTCTCACCTGTGAGACCTTCGCTCTTGAAATATTTTTTCTTCATTGTTTAATTTCGTTTAAATTTAGTTTATACCCAAACACCACTGTTTCAACAATTTCGTTTTCTTGTTTTCGGCTAGAGTGCTCAGAAGTCTTTTTCTTCTTACGCGGCTCCAGTGTTGCAAGTTGAATATGTTTAGTCAGCAACTGTTTAAATTCCAATCGTTTGTTAAAAGGAATAGACTTTAAAACTTCTTCAGTCTCATAGTCAAGATCTTCCTTTGCGGCTACTAAGTCTTTGCCTGCTTTAATAGCATACGTTTCCATGTTTGCGCCCAACGTTACAACGCTACCTTCAAACAACATAACTTCCAACAACACGAGTGAATCGTCTGTTTCATCGTATTCAACTTTGTCCCATACATAGTCGTATCCGATACTGAACTGATTCAATGTACCGGATTTAATTTGCAACAATGTACGGTCACCGTTAGGTACTGCATCCAACACCGCTTCAAAGTAAAGCCCGTAATCATCTTCTACCAGCTTAGTGAATTGGCCAATAGGATCACAGAAGTCATGCTGCCATAACATTAAGATCTTATACTTGCTGGTACTGTTAGGTCCGCGCTCAGCAATAGATTTTGCAAAGCAGCCTTTAACCAGCTTCTCACCTTGAAGATCCACGTTACCAAACACTGCAAGATACCCCTTGATGGTACGTGTCGCTTCATCCTTAATACCTAGCTTGTAGTTATTAAGTACAACCGTGCCACTGGCATCAACATAACTATCGCTTAGATAATTAATTGGCTTGGCCTTCTTGCGTAGTTCCTGAATCTTGGGATGTTTGGTTTTCATTTTGCGTAGTGTTATTAGTATCGTTGTTTGTGTTAGTTGGATTATTAGGATCAGTGTTAGTAGGTGGAGGACTAGGTTCTTTGTACTCGTCAAACGTTGGGTCAGCTACCGGCTCTTCACCAAGTTTGATCAACCACATATTCTTTGTGATAAGCCCTGCGTTATATTCAATCGTACATGCGTCATCCATTGCTTTACGTGCTTGAGCGAGTGCTAGTTTGTCATCCTGCAAAATTTCTACATCATCAAAATCTTGCGCCGTGTAGTACTGGCTATTAGGATCTGGAAACAACACCATCGTGAATTGTTCCATCCGGCTTTCAGACTCCGGTATAATTGTATCGCGATAAGCAGACTTCATCGCCTGCTTCTTGTTATCAAATGTTACATCCTTTGTACGGGACATCAATTCTATCGGCCAACCATACGCATCACACAGACGATTAATGTCATCATCAATTTCATCAAACAGTAGTAAGTCCTTTGTTGGAAAACCGATCTGTGTCCATTGCAGGTTAGCATCAGATATAATAACTTGGTAAGGTTGACCGACCAGCCCGTACTTCTTAAAGTCTTTTTGTAGTTGATCCTTCTGCTCAGGATCCAATGCGATAGGACCTGCAACATCTTTTGCACCACTACCCAACACGCCCATCGCTCCACGACGTGTGATCAAAGTGTTACGGCTCTTGTATGTGGCAATGATATTGCTTACTTCATTTTCCAATCCTACTAACCTGCTATCTGGAATTAGTAAGTTCACATCTTTATCCGTACCAATTGAATCATCAAAGATAAACACAAGATCTTTCATGTCTATCTGTATCTTCTGACCCATCCAGATGAATGTGAAGTTCTTAAAGATGCCGCTTAACTGCGTTTGATTCAACCATGCGTTTGTGAAACGTATGTCAAACATCCATGGAGGTAAATTCCATATCGCTGATATCTCTGCATCCATTCCAACCGGACGCATGCGCAAGACCGGGCAGTACCCAAATATATCAATATACGTATTTTGTTGAGCAAAGAATTGTTTATGTGTCTGCAAAACGTTTGGTTTGTCTAATAACGCTTGCATTTTTTTGACCTCACTGCCTACTGCCTTCTTCTTAGTGTTGGCGTTCATGATAGTGACTTCACCGGTGTTAAACGCTTTGGCACGTTTACCGATCAGAGACTTAAGAGGCGAGCATTCTCTGTATGCCCTTAAAAAATCGCCCTCACAGCGGAGGTTGAAAAAAAATTCTTCACCGATAAGATGGGATATCTTCTGATTGATTATATCGCCGTTCTTTTCAATTAGATATTCTATGCTAGTTAAATTTTCCCATTCGCTCACGTGCGTAATCGTTTAGAGAGTTCAATCCATTTGTACACGCTGGCAACAACCGTCTTATCGTTGACGACCACTGTGTATTGAAATTGGATATAGCCCTCTAACGTTTCGTAACGTTCTAGCCATACATAATTTCCAGCGACTGCAACGGGTAGCCATGCAAATTTTCGGGTTGTGCGGGTTGTACCGGGCTTTGGGGTTGCAGAAAATGGCGTTTTTAGCCTCACTGGTTCACTATTTAGATTAGTAATCCACAATATACAAAGGATAATATCTATTGCAAAATCTACTTTGTATGAACAAATCGTACAGATAATCACGTCTACACTGGCTGCTATTTGTACGACCCATTCGTACAATTACCGTGCTCTACTGCGCTGCTTATTTCTGTTGATCCATTCGTACAATCAATATGAATAATAGATAGATCTAATTTGTAGAACAGTTCGTACAATTTGCAGCTACAGTAGATCAACTTATTTATACGAATAAATCGTACGCTACTTCTTCATTAGATTGAATAACACTGCATACCGGCTGGCATCCCATAAGTGGTTGAACATGTCTAACGGTTCGTCCAAACGTATGCCATTAATTTCGCGCCATCTATACGCACCTTGTTCTTTACGGAAGTGTGGATTTTCCACTATGTGTATGCGGTAACCCAACATCATGGATATACCATGTATGATAGACCCTTTAAATTTATTCGCTGCATACACCTTCAAACCCGCGCGTCTGCATTCGCTGATGTATCCTAATGCTCCTTGCGTGGTGTCGCTTGCCTTCTTCTTACCGTCTGCACTATCAGCAACACAGTAGTCTTTACGACCAACACACATTTCAATCGCCGCGATATAGTCTTCAGGCCGTGGTGTAGGGTTGTTGTACAGGCATTCTAAGTATAGGTCTTTTCCATCTACACCGACTTTAACAATGGTGCTCGGACTGTTCGTAAAACCGATATCAGAACCGTAGTACACCCGGTTAATCTTAGTAGGAAATTGCTTAATCCATTTAACGTGCTGAAATATTAATCCTTCAGGTGCAGACCTCAAGCCCAACCCAAACACGTTCCAACGATAATCATCCGCAGTACCTTCATCTATGTTTGTTGGGTGCGGCCTGCGTTCTTCTTTAGGCAGTTCGCGATCATCTGGATGTGTGGGTTCATAAGACAATATCTTGTTCCGTTCATTAACAGACAGGTATGGATTGTCTAAGAATGTGGTCTTAAGAAAGCTAACGTTTTTTCTAAGTGCGACTTTATCATATACCCAGTGATCAGTATATTTAGGATTATAATCTCCCCACCAGAATTTACGACAGCGTTGCTCAGTATCATCAAACACATTCTTACTGATGTCGAGCATTTCGTTGAAGTACGCATAGTCACATGAATTACCAGAGAACACGGATTCATTCTCTGCTCCTAATAAATTTATCTTATTACCAAATAGTTTGAATTGTTTAACTTCCTGCCGATCTGCAAACGGGCTTGATATCCCATACATTGGAAGCCGACGATTGAAGTCGTCGTATAGTGTAGTCTTAAAGGAATTGTATGTTTCCTTTATAATGTTGATTGTACAGTCTGTCTCTACATTGCTGCACAACCAAATAATAAAATCCACGCTTGACCATGTCTTAGCCGAGCGTGAACTTCCTTCTAGTAACGACCCTACTTTATTATCGTAGTGCTCGTATAGATGTGTTAAGTTGGGGTTGATTATTCTATCAGACAGCATTGTAGCCAATCATGAACAGGTAAACACATATCTTAGCTACACAGCCCACCAACATGATGAACACGCATAGCACGGCCAACGATAGCACACTGACTAGAGCCTGTTTCAGTACATATTTTATCCTTCGCATTTGTAAGTTTTGTTTCCTATTAATACTATGTCTCCTTTTTTATAGAGCGCTATTTTCTTCACATCTTCTGGACTAATGACTAGCCCCTGCGCTAAATACCCAACTGCATCTTTAGCATGATCATCTACATTTGAAAAATCGAATGCCCGGTTCAGCAACCTGCCTAATGTAAATCCTTTACCAGAGCGGCGACCTTGTTCGTAGGCCATTATTTTTCTGAGCTCGCCTATCCTTGCCTGCGTCTTCCAATAATCAAACTCTTCCTGTGCTTCAATTATGCTATTCATACCTTTTAAATTTCGTCGTTATCGTCTTCAATCCACATGCCGCGTTTACGGCGGTTGTCTATCCATTGTTGGTCTTTTGCGTATGCTTTCAACGATTGAATTAATAGTGCCACTGCACAGACAAACACTAGGATTGTTACAATTTCTAACATAAGTTTATTTTTTACGGTTATAGATAAGTTCAATTATGTAAAGCAGTGCGCAGATCGCGAGCACTATAACGACGATATGAAACATCATGTGGCTTGGTAGTTCAGAGTCTTTAATTATAAAATAGTTGTTGCCGATCATTGTGCTTTCTTAGGTTTAAATGGAAACAGTTCGGCCACCTGCTTACGATCAATACCTAAGTCAAGTTCAGTCTTTTCTACTAGACCTTCCAAGCGCGATGTCAGATTAGCGTTGTACAAACCACTCATCGCACCCTGCAACGTTTGTTGACTACATTCGCTCTTGATCTGCTTGATGATTGGGCGAAAAGTGTCATTCCGTTCGTAGTGCGATAAATCAAATACCACACGCAAGGAAGACAACCAGCCTTCAAACGCTTTGAACACTAATGCTCTCGGCTGTAATATAAATACTGGTTCACCCTTATCTAGACCAACAAACTTTTCATAAGCATTGTCTATACACCACTGTTTAAAGTCAGTAAAGTATTCGTACAACAATTCTGGAGTTTCTATCTTAAGACTTCTTCCAGGACCGGCAATGCCCTGCAATACTGGATTAGGCTTCTTATAGTTTCTTAGTTTTGCAGGAGTCTTAGGCTTGCGCTGAGGCATCTTAACTTTAGACTTGTTTCTTCTTCCCATGATCGTATAGTTCCTTTCGTGCTTGTCTTATCAACGGATAGTTCAGCAACACTTGACCGGGGCGTTTAGGATTCATCTTAAGAAACCTTCCCCATTTAGCTAACAACTTTTTAGTTGCTTGCCCTTCAGTAGATTCGTCACGATATGTATTTGCTCCACCAGCATTTTCACGGTGAGGAAAATTACATAAGAACTTATCTGCTCTTAACACTCCACCGGTGTAGATCAATTCTTTGATTGACATGTCATAATCTTCTTTCAGAGCCATGTTTGCATCAAAGTAGTTA